AATAATATGTGAAATAAATAATAAATAATAAATAATAAATAATAAATAATATAAATTTTTTATTTATGTCTGGAAGTATTATTGTCAGTATTGTTGTCAGTATTGTTGTCAGTATTGTTGTCAGATATATCCGCTATATTGGTTTCGATAGTAGAATTTGTTATGTGTGGTATATTAGTTAACATTATATCTAAAATAAAATTGTTTGATATATCGTTAGTTTCATTTGTTAAATTATTGAACAATTCATCTGTTAATTCATCTATTGTATTTAATGATATTCTATTTGTTGTAGTATTAGTCGATATATCTATTATAGGACGAGCATTGATATTTGAACCTATTAATATATTGTGTCTACATACAGGACATAGACTACTGCGTTGAAACCACGTTAACAGCGAGGTTTTTTTAAACACATGACCGCAAAAATTAATTTTCAATACATCATCGTCATCATAAAAAGATTGTTGTGTTATAGGACAAATTGGTTGGTTCGTAGTTTCTTTAATTTCTCTCCACTTTGTAGATAAAACAGAGTTATTAATTTGTGTTTCTGAAGGTATGTTTCTTCTATTTGAATTGAATATGAAAGGTGTTGTTGTTGTTGTTGTTGTTGTTGGATAATACCCAACCATCCTATTTGTGTTGCTCATTATATTTCTTAAATCCCACATACCAGGTCGATTGTTTATCAAAGGGTCTCTAAACAAAACTCTGTTTCTATACATATTATTTGTTTGTTGTATTGGTCTATTTATATTAGATCTCATAGGTGATGATAATGGTGATTGAAATATATTTCTTCTTTGACTTTGATTAAATGGATTATTGAAGCGTGGAGGATTTTGTGTTTGTCGCATATTTCTATTTATCGGTGTATTATTTCTACTTTGATTATTTCTACTTTGATTATTTCTACTTTGATTATTTATTAACAAATGCAATAAATCATATGTCATGTCTCGATTTTGTCTATGATTTTCGTCTATCATATTGGAGAGATTATTAGAATATGCAGTATGGATATCTCTCAAAATTTCGTTTTGATCTCTTAATAACATAAACCAATTATCTATAATAGTCTCTGGATTTAACATTATATAATATATAATTTTATTTGTTTATTTAAGTATTAAAAGAATATAAAAATATAAAGATTTATTTAGATAAATGGATATGGAAATAGATACTTTTTCTAATTATGATAATAAAGGATTGACAGGATTGTGTAATTTGGGTAATACTTGTTTTATGAATTCTACTTTACAATGTTTATCACACACATATGAATTAAATGATTTTTTAAATAAAACAGAATTTTGGCAAGAACGATTAAATAATATCCCGGATGGATTAATTTTATGGGAATGGGATAAATTACGAAATTTAATGTGGAGTGAAAATTGTATAATTGAACCAAAAGGATTTTTACAAGCAGTCCAAAAGGTAGCATTAATAAAAGAACAAGTATTATTTACAGGTTTTGCACAAAACGACTTAACCGAATTTTTACAATTTTGCATTGATTGCTTTCATAATTCTATACACCGAAAGGTGGATATGAATATAAATGGTAATGTAAAAAATGAAACAGATGAAATAGCACAAAAATGTTTCGAAATGATGAAAAACATGTATAATACTGATTATTCAGAAATGTTAAAAATTTTTTATGGTATATCTGTATCGCAAATTGTTAGTGAGAGTGGAACATATAAAAATATAACACCAGAACCTTTTTTTAATTTATGCGTGCCAATAGCAAAAACCAAAACATTATATGATTGTATTAAATTATACACTTCGGTTGAAAATTTGAATGGTGATAACCAAGTATATAACGAAAAAACAAAAGAGAATGAAGATGCTAAAAAAAGAATTTTATTTTGGAGTTTGCCTGATATTTTAGTAATAACTATTAAAAGATTTACAAATGCAAATAAAAAAGATCAAAGTCATATTGATTTTCAAATTAACAATTTTGATTTATCAGAATTTATTGTGGGATATGATAAAAATACATTTGTATATGATTTATATGGCGTTTGTAATCACGGTGGAGGCACTGCTGGTGGACACTATACATCTTATGTAAAAAACAGCGTAGGAGACTGGTATCATTATAATGATACTTTAGTCAATAAGGTCAGTGAAAACAATATAAAAACACCCAAGGCATATTGTTTTTTCTATAGAAAAAAAAAATGAAAAGAAATATATATATAATGGATAATATAGATATTTCACCAAGTAAAGGATTTTCACATATATATAATAATATTAATTCAGAAACAGCAAAGAGTCCGTTAGTTTTAGTAGTATTAACAATAATTTTAATATGTTATTTTTTAATTTTTAATTATTTAGACGTTTCTGTACCGACACAAACGTTTGAGAACCAATCCATGTCATTTCTTGAATTACTAATGTGGGGATTAATTGTTTTTTTAGTATTAATAAACGGAATGCAATATTTTTTTAAGATGGATGTTAAAGCCGCAATAACCAATTTAATAAGTGAAACACCAGAAATCGATTTGAAAATCAATAAATCCGATGATATGGATACTGGCGATGATGATAAAACAAATGTCGAAAAGGGTTTAGATAAAATAGTAAATACAATAGATTTAGAGGAAGATAGTAATCAAGTATTTCATGTATCAGACAACACATATAATTACGAACAAGCAAGGGCTGTATGTAAAGCATATAAATCAAAATTGGCTACATATTCACAAGTAGAAGATGCGTATAAAAATGGCGGAGAATGGTGTGGTTATGGTTGGTCGGATCAACAAATGGCTTTATTTCCAACCCAAAAAAAAACGTTTGATGGTTTGCAAAAAATAAAAGGACACGAACACGATTGTGGTCGTCCGGGTATAAATGGGGGTTATATGAAAAATGAAAAGTTAAGATTTGGTGTTAATTGTTTTGGAAAAAGACCTGAGATAACACCTGAGGAACAAAAGGTTTTAGAAAGTTCTACCCCATATCCATTGACAGTAGAAGAACGTGATTTTAATAAATTAGTAAGATATTATAAACAAAAATTACCAGAAATGATGATTTCTCCATATAATTATAAAAAATGGGGAAAAGTGTAGTTCAATTATATTTAGTAATATTTTAGTAAATATAATTTAGTAATAATAATTTGGAATACAAATATTTTATTTATTATATATATAATGGTATTAGTAAATAACAAAAGAAAAAAACGAGCTATGTCAAAAGGAAACGGTGGTGATTCCGATTTTGAAAAATCCGCGGGTTCTGGTCGTAGTTTATACCGACCTTACAATTTAAATTTTTTACCAGGGTTAGGTGCGTGTTGTAAACAAGCCCCCGATGATAGTGTATTTTTAGCAGCAGTTGCGCGTTATAACACATTGGTTGATCGTATTAAAGAAATGAAAGCCGCACACGATGCTCCTAGGAATGCTACTGGTAATGTTAAAGAAAATAATGGTGAATTTAAAGAGAAAGATTATGTAAGAGATGCATTAACAGTCAATGGATTTGATGCAGTAATAACAGCTACTATTGCTGCCCTAACAGCAGGAATTAAAGCGGCACTTGCTACTGCTCACAACAATGCCATTGATGATGTTGAACCATTACGTGCAGCATTAGCTGGTCATACACCAGCTGATCCTAAAAATAACTTTACTACAGCTGCTGAAAATAAAATTATTGCTTAAATTTAAAATATTATTAAATAAATATTATTATATTAATACTTATTTAAACTTATTTACGTCTGGTTTTCCTATTTTTTTTATCTCGTTTTCTATTGTTTCTTGTTTTTTTCTTTGGTTTTGCTCCAGCTTTTTTCTTTTTTACATCACTCGATATTCCTAACAATTTTGAATATAAATCTTCAGAAATTACACCCCCTGTTTGTTCATTATCATCATCTAAGAAATTACCACCAGATAATTGTTTATCAAAATCTTTTAATACTGCAAGACCAAATGGTATACCATATTTATTTTTATTTAAAATATTTTTACCACCGCCAACAATAGCAGGTTGATTGTTATTTTTAATGACATTATTTAAATCAACATCTAATGAACTATATGTTCCCGCATTCGAATTTATGACAAAATCATCATTATTTAAAATACTACTCATCTTATATATATATTTAAAAAATTATAATTCATATTTAAGTTGAAATTCGTCGAAAACCATATTTACATAATTTTCGTTTTCTAATATAATTTCCAAATCTAATTTCATGGACAAATTTTTAAAAATTATGTGCAATAAGTCTATATATAAAAAATCAGAATCTTCTTTTTCTAAAATACCATAAAATTTAAAACGGTCTTGAAATGTTTTGTATAAATATTCAATTTTATATTCCATTTTTTTTATAAAATTATTTCTATAGTCTTCTACCAATATATCATATAATTCGGGAATTGTTTTTAAATTTTCCATAGTTATATGTTTTTCAACAAGTTCGCGTTTGCGTTGTTTAAATTCATTATTTGTAAATATTTGTGAGTTATCGTAATTATTTATAAAATTCATATGCTTTTTCATTGTTTGGCTGAATTATAATATATCAAACTTGCCATTTCATCTCTAAATGGTTTTTGATTAACTATAAACCCATTATGTTTTAAAGTAGCAATAATATCATCCGATAGTTTATTCAGAGCGTCTTCAATAATTATGTCGCCCAAGTCTGTATACAGCCAATTTTTAAAATCTATTTGTCTTTGTTGTTTTCTATTTTCTCGTAGAGATTTAAATAGATTGCGATGCATATTATCTAATTTATATATAGGTTTATTATTCGTATTAATATTGGGTTCCATTAATGCAAATTGTATATATATATTTAAATGGTTTATTTATAAGTTCTCCGAATATCATTTGAATATCTAAATTCTCTTTTTTGTTTTATAAATTTAATAATCATTTTTACTTGTTCTTCATTTTTTATACAGTCGTTTAAACAGCTTTCTATAAATTTGAATGTTAGTGGAGACGAACTTTTAGATTGTTGAAATTTTAATTTCCCATCTGTTATTTCAATAATTGCGTTTTGTAAGTTATTTGTTTCAGCATAATCGAATATATCGGTGCTAATTTCATTTTTTTGTTGTCTAAGTAATCTTGTTTCAGAATTAATTTGTTTAATTTTGTTGTCTAAAGCAACCCATTTTTGTATATTTTCTTGAAATGACATTATTTATATGATAGTATATTTTTTTTAATATCATATAAATTTATCTTCTTTTAGTTTCTCTACGACGGGTGCGTCTTTGTTGGATTTTTTTTGCTTTATAAAGTAAAAATGGTAATAAAGCTGTTTTTAAAGCAGCCATAACACCAGATCCTCTTTTTCTTCTGCTTTTTTTATTTTTACGGGTTCTTCTTCCGGCACGCTGTTTTCTACGACTTCTTCTTCTAGCCATTATATACTATAAAAAGAAATAAATTAATTTGATTTAAATAAAGATTTATTACGCAATAATAAAATAAAGATTCCTAAAATTAATAAAAAACTTATAAAAACAAATATAATTGATAAAAAAATATAAGGATATAGATCTTTTAGTAATAATTCTATAATTGGTTTCATTAAATCTTTAAAATGGTCCTTAACATCATTTCTATCTAATATATTTAAACATTCTGTGATGAATTTATTTTTTAGTTCTGACATTATTAATTAGATAAAATATTATTTATTTTTTTTGCGTACGATTTAATTGTCTTTTTTCTATCGATACCCTAAATGGATGATATTTGGAATATAGAAAACACTGATTTCTCTTCTATTAAATTATATACACCTAAACCCTTACAAGGCGGGACTTTTTTTGCACCAATAAAGGGAAATAACAAGTATGTATTAATACAAACTCCTAAATGCTTAACAAAAAATGGTATTCATAAAACGGGTAAAAAAACGTATACAGATTTAAAGATCGGTTATGAACATAAGAATTTAATTAAATGGATCGAGGGGTTGGAACGACATGTAAGAAATATTATTTATGAAAAAAGAGACATTTGGTTTCATGATGAACCGTCTTTAGATGAGATCGATTATTTATGGAATAGTTGTGTTAGACCCAGCAAACAATCATATTTGATACGGTCATTTATTCAACGTTTTAAAAATTTAGAACAAGTACAAGTATGGAACGAAAATAATCAAGAGATATCAATAGACGATATAGGTGATGATGATAATTTGATTTCTATTTTAGAGATAGGTGGATTAAAATTTACGAGCCAGAGTTTTCAATTAGAAATATATTTAAGACAAGTAGTCGTAATAAAAGATAAACCCATTTTTTCAAAATGTTTAATAAAATTGGACAATAATCAATCTATGAACAATAGTACACCACAAGATGATACACAACAAGATGATACACAACAAGACGATACGCCGCAAGACGATACACCACAAGATGATACACAACAAGACGATACGCCGCAAGATGATACACAACAAGACGATACACCACAAGATGATACACCACAAGATGATACACCACAAGATGATACATCACAAGATGATACATCACAAGATGATACACTACAAGACGATACGCCGCAAGACGATACGCCACAAGACGATGTTATACATGAGATAGAACCAGAAACTTTAGAAAGTAATATGGAATCACAAAAAACTGAAAATAAACAAAAGAAAGTTAGTATAAATACAAATGATTTAACTATAGAAGAAACAAACATTAAAGAAGAACATTTAGAAAAAAATGGAGGAATAAAAAAAGAAATTTCGAGTGAAATTCAAAATTCAAAATTAAATTCAATTGCAAAATCATTAACTTTAGAAAAAAACGAAAATAGTTTGGAAGAATTTGAATTAAAAGTTTCAGACAATGATTCGCCTATCAAATTAAAAACACCAAAAGATGTATATTTAGAAATATATAAAAAGGCTAGACAAAAAGCATTAGATGCAAAAAAAGAAGCAATTAAAGCTTTTTTAGAAGCAAAAAAAATCAAAGAAACGTATTTATTGGATGAATTGGGATTGGATTCTTCAGATGAGGAAGAATTTTTTAATAACGAAATAGATATGGAGGATTAAACCTTTAGCGAAAAGTATAATTTTCTTATTATTTTTTGTTTGTTGTTTATATAAATGATAAGTTTAAAAAAACTAGTAAATCAACTTTTAAAAAACAAAATGTTAATGTTAGTTGCAGGCGCCGCCCTTGTAGTATGTTTATATCATTATGAATTTGGAAAATCTAAAATTGTTGGCGCTATGACGACCGCTAGTGGTGTAAATAACTTAACATCGAATAGTGTATCTCCAGCAGACCCGCATGGACAAAATGAGCGTGTTGCATCTGCCAATGGGTTATCCACTGATAATTATGGATTACCTCCTTCTTGTGCTAAACAGGAAGTTGTGAATCCTGGTGATTTATTACCACGTGATAATAATAGTGAATTTTCGAAACTAAATCCATCAGGAGCGGGTGATTTACAAAATGTTAGTCTATTGAAAGCTGGACATCATATTGGCATTAATACTGTAGGACAAAGTTTAAGAAATGCCAACCTCCAATTGCGTAGTGAACCAGCAAACCCACAAGTAGCCACAGGACCTTGGAATTCAAGTACGATCCAAGGCGATCCCTACAGAAGACCTTTAGAATTGGGTAGTGCATAAATAAAAAATAATTTGTATAGTATAAATTATTTTTTAAGAATAACTTATTATCATTTATAATATATATGAAGCGGGACGTTAGTATGATTGGTTATATATTAATAATGTTTACTATAGGTGTTATTTTAAAAATTTATTTTGAATCAGATGCATTTAATCTTAAATGCGTTGTCTCTGATATCGATGGTAAAAAATATTGTGTTCGAGAACGGGCGAAAATGACACTCGTAGTGGATTTATTGGCAAAAACTACTCAAAAATTAAATAAATTGGTGGTATATCTAGAAAAAAAATACCCAGATAGAGAAAATTGTAAATTATTGAAAAAAAATTTTAATCCTAAAAAAATAAGTGAAATATTACCAACGAGCCAATATACTGCGTATTCAGAAAATAAAGGAGAAAAACTAGCATTTTGTACAACAACAACAAAAAAGGGAAACCGGTTAATAGATGAAAATACATTAATGTTCGTCGCTTTACACGAATTATCACATATAGCCACTAAATCTGTAGGTCATACACAAGAATTTTGGAATAATTTTAAATTTATTATAGGCAACGCAAAAAAAATTGGTATATATAATCCTGAAAATTATAAATCTGCTCCCAAAATGTATTGTGGATTAAAAATTACAGACAATCCTTATTATGATTTATAAATATAATAAACGTTTATATATTTATAAAGTATATGTTGCAATAAAACTTACACCACTTAGACCACCTTCAATTTTAGGTATTTCTATATTCAAAAATTTTTTATTTATTTTACACATTAAAAGTGCAAATTCTAAGTTATAACTTTGGAATGCTATTATGTGGTCTTGTTGCGTTTTAATATGGAAATCGAATATTTGTTTAATCAATTTTTTTTTATCATATTGAATATTTATTTCATCGGTTATTAACCATGTTCTGAATGCAGTGGTTATATCTTTATACGATTCTACCGTATAATCAATCCCATAAATAATGTTTGGTGGTTTACTGAACATTTTTTTTACAGCTTTGATAGCATCGCCAATATTATTGATGTTAACACTAACACCATCTATTCTATCTTTTTGTTCAAATAAATTAAAATAATTTTTATTCGATGATGACATATATTATAAAAAGAAGTTATTTTTAACAAATAAAATTATTTTTGATATATTTCATAAAAATAATTTTCTTTTTTAACTATTGGACCAACTATACGGGTTTCGGTAATTAAAGCTCGTTTTTCTATTAATTTATAGTCTTTAGATAATGGGGGCAAAAAAGTATCATATGGTTTTGTATCTTTGTTCAATATTTGTGTAATATAAATTTTCGATACTATATTTAAATCTAAAAACTCTTTGTAAATTTTCTCTCCACCTATAACCCAACACTCATCGATATTATTATTTTCTAGAGCGAACAATAAATCGGGTATATTGTTATAGGAACAAACCTGTTGTTTTTTAATTTGATTATAATTAACCTGTTTAAATTTTTGCATAGACGAACTTAAAATTATATTTTTTCTATTTTTTAATGGTTTTTTAGGTAAACTATCCCAAGTATTTTTTCCCATTATAACACAATTATTTTTATTTCCCGTTGTTAGTTTTACAAAACGCTTCATATCATTTTCTAATTTCCATGGCAATAAATTTAGATAACCTATACCACGAGTTTTTTTACACATAGAAACAATTAAATTAAATTTCATTTTTATATAAATATTATAGGTTATATTTATATATGTCTAAAATATATAAATTTAATCATATCGTTGATAATGAAATCAAAAAAATATATATATGTTCAAAAAATAAATTAAAAAAAAGTTCGAGTGGATTAAGTTATGGCGATGAAAATATATTTACACCAGATGAGTGGTCTAATATATCTGAAAATAAAATACCATACGAAATAATTAAAGAAGATATATATGGCGATGATACAATACAAACGATTAAAGAAAAAATGGTTTCGAATATGGGTATAGATTGTTCTACATTTGAAATTTATTTATTTGCTTGTATAAATAAAAAAATCAATTTAACAAAACTATATGATGAAATAACTCAAAATGAATTATTAGAAATGGACTATAGTAAATTAAAAATGATTTTTAAAAATTTTAGAGGAAACACATATGATTTAAAAAATGATTTTATTTCTTTTCAAGAAAAGGCGAGCTATTCATATGAAGATATTATAAATATGGATTTACCCGATATAAATATAAAATTAATATCGTTAGGTCAAACTATAAGTTTTAAAAAAATATATCCTTTAGCAGCAAACCCTTTTCATAATGATTCAATTGACCCAATTTTAGAACATGAAGGATTAAACATGATATCAACACAAAATAAATATTTATTATTTACTTATGGAAATATATTAAATAATAATATAAATTTTACATTAGCCTCGGATGTTATTAATTACTCAAATAGAATTTTAAAAAACGAATTATATTTATTACAATTATTTTTCCCATTATTGGTGAATAAAAAAATAATATCAAACGCACAATTAATAAAAAATAAACAAAAACTAAAAGATGAGGATTCAAAAAAAATGAAAAAATATTATAAAAAATACAATGAAACTATCGGTGTGTTTAATGAATTATATAATGAAGGCAATATAAAATATAGAAGAAAAGGTATAAAATATTTATATTTTACTATCCACCCTAATGCTAATATTAAATTACCGTTGGAAATACTATTTAAAATAATTAATTCTAGTGAAGAAATACCGTTAATTAAATATAATCCTGGAAATAGAATGGAAAATATTTATCGTTTGTATACTGGCGATAATTATTCAACCAACGGTTCAAAAATCCCCCAATTATATATAGATTATGGTAGTAAAAAAATAATGATAAATAAATTGTCTAAGGAATTGGCGACAAGAAAAAAGATAGGATTTTATATCAAAGATGAAAAGATATATATATTATGTGAATTTTTAGAAAATGGAAATATTGATATAAAATTAGAAGGAAATACTTTGATGTCATTAGATGAAATAGAATTTTATTTAAAAAATAAGCTGAACGATATATTATTAAATAAAATAAAAAATTTTTTAGAACAAAGTGGATATGATTATATACTTTTTAATAGTTTATATGATAGTAATATTGAAATAATGGATTTAAAGTATATTTATACGGTAGAAAATAGTGAAAAAATAAATTTAAAAAAATATATCAACTGTTTATCTAGTATTTTCAATATACATAAGGGGACTATGAATGATAGTTCTGATATTATTTCATTAACATATAAACGCGTTTCTAGTTTTCAAAAAATGAATAGTATAAATGCTTTTATTACTATTAGTAAAAATAACGGCAAGGGGTTAAAAGAGATAACAGAAAGTTTGAATGAAAATTTTGATTTAGATACAGAAGAGTCAAAAAGATATATTACAAGTTGGCAGCAAGAAGTAGATTTAAAATTTGATACTTTTGAAAATAAAAAAATAACGATTGAAAGTAATCCCGGATTTGATGTTGAAATAAAAAATCAATTGGATAATTTTAATTCGCAAATTGTGCAAGAAACAGTTGTTTCTGTGAATAATATTAACAACATTCATTATATAAATTTTTTACATATTTATATAGATGTTTTATTAAAGATAATATTTTTTCCAGAAAACGAAAAAATAAAAAAAATATGCAAAGGAAAAGATATTATTGTAATAGAGCACGATGAGGAGATGAAAAATAAAAAAGAACAAGAAATAAACAATGAAAAAAATGCTAGTTCGGATGATGAAGACATATTTGATGCATTGTTTGATGATGACGATGATGATAGTGGTGATGAAGATGATGTTGATGGACAATCGGATAATTTAAAGACAATTGCCCCATCGAATATAGATAAAACTTATTTGGCTCAGGGTACATCAGCCGATGATACTTTTCTAGATATTGATGATATACCGGCATTTAGTGATGACGAAGGTGATGATGAAGAACAAGATGGTGATGAAGATGATAGTGTTGATGAAGAACAAGATGGTGATGAAGATGATAGTGTCAATGAAGAACAAGATGGGGATGAAGATGATAGTGTCAATGAAGAACAAGATGGGGATGAAGATGATAGTGATGATGAAGAACAAGATGGGGATGAAGAACAAGGCGTTGATGAAGAACAAGATGGTGATGATAGTGAAATTGATTTATCTGAATTACCTAGTTTTGGCGATGACGATGATGATAGTGATTTGGGTGAACTGAGTGCAACAGAAGGTGGTAGTTTAGATGTAGATTTAGAAGGTCTTGCTATTTCTGGAGCTAATAATATATTCATGAAACGTTTGAGAGAGAGAGATCCAAAATTATTTTTAAAAAAGAAAACAGGAAAGTTTACCGCATATTCTTCGGGTTGTCCATGGCAATATAGAAAACAACCGGTGGTAATTACAAATGAAGAAAAAAAATATATTGATACACAGGATAAAGAATCTGGTGGAACTTCATATGATGAATTTATCACATATGGTTCGGGTGAAAAAAAACATCATTATATTTGTCCAAGATTTTGGTGTATACGCGATGAAAAAGGTCAGGGCAGAAGTTTATCATTGAAAGATGTAAATGACGGTGTTTGTGGTGGCTGGGACGCAGTAATACCAGAAGGTGCTAAAAAAGTTCCCAAAGGGAAAAAAATATTTGAATTTACTGATAAAAGATTTCGGCGGTCTAAATCAAATACCAAAAATCCACTGGTATATAAACCATTATATCCAGGTTTTCAAAAGAGCCGTACACAGGATGGATTGTGTATACCTTGTTGTTTTGAACAACCTTCAAAATGTATACTCGATAAAGAATGGAGAGAAGAATTGGTTGATGATGGTAAGAAAAAAAAAATAATTTATGTAAAAAAGGATTGGGTTTTTATAAAAGAAAAAAAAGAAAAAAAAGAGAATGATAAACAAAGTAGAAAAAATAAACCATTATTAAAAATAAAGGAAGGTTGGTATCATAAAGGGGATACAGAATATAAAAAAAAAATGAAACCATTAAAAGATTGTCCATCTATTGAAATGGATACATACGCCCCAGGTGGACCAAATGATGATGGTCCTAGTTTTGATAAAGATGATAAAGGTAATATCATTTTTTCTAGTATAAATAAAGATGGTAAATCAAAAAAACACACAAGACCATCACCTTCAACGAGAGGAGAAAATACTTATGATTCTTGTAATCAATATATTGACGATAAAGATAAAAGAAAAAGTAAACATATTCGAAGGAAAGCTCCTATTCAAATTGATAAAGGTCCTTTGATAGATTCATTTCCATTAAAGTTGGGACAAACGGGATATTTATCAATGACTCTCCAAAAATTTTTAGGATATAATTCTAGGAGTTTATGTCAAGTAAAAAGAAAATCCAATTTAAAACTAGATAAATTTTGTTTGTTGAGAATTGGTATAAATCAACACGCTTCACAAAGTTTTTTATCTTGTATAGCATTTTTATATAATAGTTTAAAAAATGAAAAATTAAATATATCTTTACGCGATGAAATTATAACAATAAAAGATTTGAAAAAAATAATGGTGGATAAATTAACATTGGATAAATTTGTTAGTGTTTACAATGGTATATTACCCATGGTTTTTAAAGGAGAAAGAGATATCGATATTAATAGCTATAAGTCAACCAACATATATAAAAATATGAAGGTCGATGAGCAATATATGAAAAATGTTATTTCAGGATATGAAAATTTTAAAGAGTATTTGTTAGATGATACTGTAAAAATAAATTATGAATATTTATGGGATTTTATATGTCAACCAATGATAAATAATGGAATATTGTTTGAAAATGGTATAAATCTATTAATATTTAATAGCCCATTAGATGATTTAACTGAAAAAATCGAATTGGTTTGTCCTAGAATAGATTATTCTCAAGAAATCTATAATTCAAGGAAAAATACTGTAATATTGTATTCAGAAAACGGTTATTATGAACCGATATGTCAAGTAAAAGAAACAATAAAAAAAAAGAAAACCAAATCTATTAATACGTTTTTTAATACTAATACTTTAAATAAAAATACACCCGAGGTGGTAAATATATTGTATGAAATAATTAACGATAATATGAAAAAATTTTGTAAATCGGAACCTAGTATGAATACCGATAAATATTATTTAAATAATATACCATCATACGAAGTTGAAAATATATTAATATCAATGAACCTAAATTATATTGTGCATAGACAGATTGTAAATACGAATAATCAGGTGATAGCATTGATTGTAAAAAAAAATGATGATAATGTATATTTACCGGTATTACCGTCGTCAATAGATAAAGAAAAACCATTTATATCTTTTAAAAGTACAGAAATATATTTTGATTATAATAAAACAAAAAAATTATTGAATGATATTTATACTGTAAGTGGGAAAAAAATATCGTGTAAACCTAAAATTAAAATGATATCTGATGGTATGATTGTGGGTATAATAACATTAACACAACAATTTGTTCCTGTTATTCCAATAGAAAAACTTTCAATCAATGATAAATTAAAAGTTATTGAGAATGATAGTTATTTGGATATTGATATTGAAACTATGTCTACTACTGACATAGACGTTGATAGACAATTGATTGTAAAAAAAATAAATTTAGAAACCAATTTTTATAATATGTTTCGTAATATTTTTAAAATTTTGATAAATAAAAAAAAGAATAGGGATAATAAAATAGATATTATAGAATTAATAAATGATGTTAAAATTAGTTATTTTGATAAAATAGAAGAAATAAGTGATAAAATAAAAACAATTTTGAAAGACGATGTGGAATTTATTTTATATAAAATATCATCTTTAAATGAAATAAACAAGTTGACAAAGTGTTTTGGTTTAAATAAAAATAAATGTTCTGATAAAATTAATTGTTCTTTTTCAACAAAGCAAAACTGTGTGTTGTTGATTCCTAAAAATAATTTATTAAATGATAGTCCGAATGATAAAAACTATTATATAAAATTATCAGATGAATTATTGAGATTTCCACAAATAAAGAAATTTATTTTTACTCCAAAAACATTTTTATCATTTGAACGTGTTAGTTATAATTTATCAAAAAAAGAAATAATTTTATTAGAAGACGTATTACTAAATAAATATTTTGAAGATTTAATTATGGTAGAATTTAATAGATATATAAATGATGAAACTATATATGAAATAGTAAATCCCGATAAACACATACCATATAAAACATTATTTAATATGACAATAAATAATAAGAAAGTGAATCAATGTGTATATACTCCTGACAAAGCCTTAACGTTAAAATATTGGAAAGAATATTTTATTTCTACCGACGAGATTGAAATAACTCATTATAAACAATCACCATTTTGTACATTTCAAATAATTTGTGATATAATCAATGATTCTTTAAAAAAAGAAAAGTCTAGTCATAAAGATTTGGATATTATTACTTTAAAAAAAGAATTATATCAAGAGTTTATTAGGATAAAAAAAAGTAAAGCAAATCAAGAGATAATGATAAAATTATTTGCCGCGTCTTCAAAAATTCAAATAAAAAAAACCATATCTACAATATTAAATAATAATTCTGAATTGGAAACATATATATCTAGTGCTGATTACTTTGCGACAGAAATAGATATGTATTTATTATTTATAAAATATAAAGTGAATGTTATTATGTTGTTAAAAAATCCAAAAACAAAGTTGCCTATATTTTTTAAAAATATATTTTCAACTGTTCAGGATGATAAAAATTTTTATTTGATAGTGGCGAATGCTATGGATACAAAAATTAATAAAAGTTTTCCCAATAAGGCACGTAACTCGTTAGTGGGATATCCCAGATATGGATTGGTATATATTAATAATAATATATCACATGAACAAAAATATTTCACTAATTTGTTTGTCAAAGTCGATAAATTTATGAATACACAACAATTATTAAAATATTTTAATACTAATGAAGATGTTCGCATTGAAGAAAAAAGAAAAAAAAATGCAATGCATCAAAGAAATTATAGAAAAAGACCTAATATTAAATTAAAAGATGTAAGAAAAGTAGGAAAAATGCAATTATAATATAATTAATAGTTATATGATTATATTATATTCTGTTTGGTGTTCTTGGTAATTGGAATGATGGTGAAAATGGTGTTGCCGCATTGGTATTAATAATACTTAAATCTATATCTTCAATTAATCTTGCAATAGCTTCTCTGTTTGTATTATAATTTGATACTATTTGACTATTTCTTATATTATTAAGGGTGTTGTTATTTATCACGGTTAGTGGTGGCGGTGCTGGAGGTGCTATACGTGTTGGTGGTGGTGTTGTAGGTGGTGGTGGTGGTGGTACCGAGTTTAATCTATTTAATGTAGTTCGTCTTCTCGTGATTCTGTTTCTTAAAGTCGAATTATTTTGAACAGACCTAGGCTTAAAAACCAAATTATCATTATTTCGTATAAATGTTTTTACTACTGTTTTTCCTAAATTATAATATTTGTCTTTTGTCCAATTATTAGGAGAGAATTTACCAAGTAAATAATATTTCAAGGCTATATTAAGTTTTTTACAATAATTCATCATTTCGCTTACTCTGATGCTTCTTATTGATGGTATATAAACCCATTCGATGTCTGTTCGATAATCAAAAAACATATTTTCTATATTTTCATATTTTTCATATGAAGAACCTTCTTTGCAAAATTTTAATATGCATTTATCTTTTAAATATGGATAATGATTATCTAATAATAAATTAATTTTGAACTGGCAATTGAAAAAATTAGCTATTATAATTGGTATATGAAAATTTGATTTTAAAATCTTAAAATATATATTATATAAATTATTAGGACTAAAATGTAAATTTGTATACGGATTTTTGGGATTTTTTGGCACGGGAAAAAGTCCTTCTATTTCTAATAGCGAATCATTAAATATATTTATTAAATCTGTTAATCTGAAAGTGTATATAGTATTATTTTCTAATAAATTTATTAATTGCCTTTCGGGAAACAAAGATAAATCATTAAAATAAAGATCAGTTGTCATTTGATATTTTTTAGTTTTTTTAACTTTAATTTTATAAACAAATCGCGATAAAATATTGTACACATGTTTTGAATAAATATACAAATTAATATATTTTCGAATTTGAATATCATAGTTATCATTGTTATGTAATTCTTCTAAAAAGTCATTATGAATAATGTCTGAACAAAAAAAATCAACGTGAGATTGTACGGCGAATTTTGCCATCAAAAAAAAACTATTTATATTTTCATCTGAATTAAAAAATAGTTTTTTATTTGCTTTCATAATTTGTAATAATAGTTTCATACAAATTATAAATATTTTATTATTTAAAATCCCATATCATAATCGTCATCTACATTTCCGATGTTTTTAGCTTTAATATTCATTTCGCTATGGTTAATATTAATTTTATTAATAGAGCATTTATCATTTAAATCAAAATTATTTAATACATCTTCCATAGTTTCTTCCATTGATTTTATTTTTTCTTTTTCTAATTTTTTCATTTCATTTAAATTAAGCAATACTTGAAAGGAACCGGTGCCAAATTTACCTTCTTGTCCAACCATTACATTAGAACTAACACCTGTCATAAGGTCCAATTCAGCATGTTTTGCTGCTCTTAAAAACATTTCAGGAGTTTCTTCAAAAGATGCTTTTGCAATAGGACCAATATCGTCATTGTTAATACCGTGTCTGAATATGGAAACCAAATTTTGTGTAGCAGTCATTCTATCGGATAACATGCCCATATGACGATGATTAATATATGTGCCATCAAAAGACATTACTTCTTCTATTTCATTATAAATGGTTTGTCTAGCTGCTTCTACTCCTAATGTTTTATATACTTCTTGTATATCATTTGAAGTTGTTTTATATTTATCAATATTATCTAATGCTAAGATATCAATTAGATTACTACCAACTGTATCTAAAACCCATACATCTTGTGGTTGATAATTTCCATTTTTCAATTTTAAATTATTTGCCAATTTACGAATAACAATTTTGGGTATTTTTTTTATACCTCGTAAAATGATATTGTCTAATAAGTTTTCTTGTAGATTTTTTAGCATATAGATATGGTCTTCTTGGTCTAATGAGCTTTTTTTATTATTAATCAATGATTCTTCTAGTCTAATTCTAAATATAAGATTTTCTGAATTGAAATCGTTAAATATACATTCCACATTATTTTTGAGGCTTGAGTTGATTGCAAAATGGATATCATCCATAGAAATCATTTTTTCTAACATTAATTCTTTTTCAAATTCGAAACGAATTATCCATTTTGAAAAGTGTTGTTCTTTTTCTTCTTCTTTGTCTTCCATTGATTCTTTAATCATATTTTCAAACAAATGATATTTTTCTAAAATATTTTTATCAGAATCGATAAGTGTGTTTTTTCTTTCTGGGTCGAACATAATTGAAACCGTTTTAGTAACATCTCTCAGAGTAGTGTGTTCCAATGAATATTTAATTTTTTGAGCATTTTCCACAAATTCTTCTTCATGTTCTTTTAAACGTATTGTTACAGATGGATTTTTTGGATTTTCCGATAAAGATAAAATTTCTTCAATTCTAGGCACACCACGTGTTACATTACTTTTACTAGCTACACCAGCAAAATGAAATGTGTTTAAGGTCATCTGTGTTGTAGGCTCTCCTATACTCTGAGCTGCTATCATGCCCACCATTTCACCTGGATGCACAATAGCTTTTTTGAAATTATAAACTATTGTTTCTAATAATAGTATTATTGTTTTGCGGTTAAATTTTCTGAATACCAACAATTCTTTTGGTGATAAATAATAATAATATGCAATTTTAAATAATTTTGTAGGTTTCCACGATTCATTTGCTTCCAATAAACCATAATAATGGTCTAATAATTTATATACTTCTAGAGGTGTTATGTCAATCATAAAGTTTGCTGTAATTTGTAATCCATGTTGTATATTGTTCATAAGTCTATTGAAATGTACCGGGATATAAATTTTCATATTGTCTCTATATTTGCATACGTTTTCGATAATTAATTTACGAGAATCTAACACATAATCAATTATTTTTTTTGTTTTTATAATTAATTGTTTTTTTTCTTTTTTCTTTCGCTTTAATGCTTCTTTTGTATAATTTGTAGTTAACATTTTATTTGTTTTGTCATCTTCTGGTATTTGAAAATGAGCAAATATTTCTTCCAATGTCATTTTTATAACTGGTAAATTTTGAGTTTCTGATTTACACGCATTTATACTGTCTTCACCATATTTGAATTGAATAATTTTACCTTTATTGTTTCGGACTGTCATATCATATACTACTTTCAAATCTTCCATACCCTTAATAAGCCGTCTTTGAATATAACCTGTTTGACTTGTTTTTACAGCTGTATCTATAAGTCCAGTTCTACCACCCATGGCGTGAAAGTATAATTCTTCTGGTGTCAATCCTTGGATGAATGATGATTCTACAAACCCTCTCGATTCGGGTGAATCATCATATTTACAATAATGTGGCAACGTTCTGTCTTCATAACCATATGGTATACGTTTACCATCAACATTTTGTTGACCTACACACGAAATCATTTGAGCGATATTAATGTTGCTACCTTTACTACCGGCATTAACCATCATAATAAATCTATTGTTTGTATCTAGATTTTTTCTTCCTATTTTTCCAGCTTCTGCTCGAGCGTCATTTAAAATAGAATTAACTTGTGTTTCAAATTCTACTTCATTGGATTTACCTGTATTATTTTCAAATACATCCAAATGCAATTGGTTTATTAATTTTTTTACATTTTTCTTTTTAGTAATAATTTCAGAAATAATTTTGCTGTTTGTATCTTCGTCTGAAATCAAATCACTAATACCAACACTGTATGAGGTTAATTTCATGTATTCTGTAACTATAGATTGTAAATTATCTATAAAATCAGAAGAGTGTTGATGAGAGAAATCATTAAATATATGTTGTAATAATCCTTTTGATGCCCCAGACAATACACCCTTGTCTATTAACCCTCTTTTATAAACACCATTTACAATTTCAATAATATTATTGGATGTTTTTTTATTTTCATCAGAATTATATTGTCCATTGGGAAATCTTGTGGAAATAGGTGGTAATATCTGCGATAGCACCTGAAAACTAGTTATCTTTTTTTTTTTATTGTTTTTAAATAAATTAACATTTACATTGTTGTAATACATCAACAAATTCATTGCTTGTCGATGTGTAAAATTAATATTTTTTCTAGTAAAACGATACGAAGCCAATAACGAATCTTGAAATACACCAACTATGGATTTATTGTTAGCAGGACTTATAATATGTTTAGGGACTGCTGCCAAGTACATAAGCTCTGCCTGACTTTCTTCATCTTGGGGTCCGTGTAAATTCATTTCGTCACCATCAAAATCGGCGTTGTATGGCTTCGTGTCTGCTACATTCATACGAAAAGTGCTACCAACATGCATGATTTTTGCAATATGACACATCATACTCATTCTGTGTAAAGTCGGTTGCCTATTAAATAATATTGGGTCTCCATCAAGCATATGTCTATGCACAACATCCCCTTCATCAAGGCGAATATTGCTTTTGTCTTTATGTCTTAATGAAATGCTTAATCCAGTGTATTTTTCTAATACATTTGCGCCAGGATATTTATCAGGTCCATTTTGCACCAATTTAGTTAAAAACGCTTTGTTTCTTTTATTTACTTTTGCTGGAAATGTAATGTTTTTTGCAATTTTAACAGGAACTCCTAGTTCCCTAATTGATAAATTCGGGTCAGGTCCTATAACTGATCTAGCACTAAAATCTACTCTTTTTCCCATAAGATTACCTCTTACACGCCCTTGTTTACCAACCAATCTTTCTTTAATAGATTTTAAAGCCCTACCTGAACGTTGAGCTACTGCTGCAACACCTGGTATTTTATTGTCAATCATTGTAGCACAATAATATTGAAGAACAGTTGTCCAATCATCAATTACCTTTTGATTAGCATTTTGTTGTATTTTTTCTTGTAAAGTTTTATTAGCCTTTATAATATTAACAATGATATGTGAAATATCATCCTCACTTCTTTGTTGTGAATTGTGTTTAACAGATGGTCTTACTGCTGGCGGCGGGACAGCCAATACTTGACAAACAAACCATTCTGGTCGCGAGAATATCGGACTAAATCCCATAAACGATACGTCTTCATCTGATATTCTTCTAAATAATTTTATTACTTGTTCTGGTGTATATTTAATTATTAATTTATTTTTAATAGCACCATTTTCATCTGTGATTTTGTCTGTATTTTCCCATTCACCCATAATTGTCGCAAGTCCCTCTTTATAAATCTTACGTGGTTGTTTAGTGCCACATCCATCACACGTTTCTTCCCCACATCTTCTTATTTTGCTTGCTTCTTTAAATACATAATCCCATCTTTTTTTCCCATCCAACTTTAAACAAAACTGGTGCTTATGTTTACTTATTTTTAATTTACTACACCGAATACAAATGCACCGTAATATTTTTTTTATACTTTCTAAATATTGTATATAAAATATAGGTCTTGCTAATTCAATGTGTCCAAAATATCCCGGTGTTTGCATATAATTTAAACCATCGGTTGGACAAATTAAACCCGGATCCAAAACTCCCATTCGTGGATCAAATAATCCACCCATTACTGGTTTATTATTAATATATGTATCTCTTGAAACAATTTCTGCCACGGAACTAGCTTTTATTTCTTCGGGAGATAAAACACTGAATTGAATGCCTATAATTTTAGAAGGTTCCATCTTTTTATTTACACTCATCATATCTATGAATTAATATAATATATTTAGATAGTTTTATTATCAATTTAATTTAATAAACAAATCCAGATAATTATATAGATATGATTCCTCGATTGCAACGCAATAATTAAATTGATTAACAATTTAAATATAATAATTTATTATAAAATAGTTATGACAAAAAAAGAAGAAAAAGATAATATTAATTCCAATGTTTCTCCTAAAAAAGAAAGAAAACATAAAAAGAAATATAATTTTAGAGATAGAAAAAATAAAAAAAAACAACCATTGCAAATAAAAAATGCAAATATTAGCGACGATGACAATGATACATCTAGTGATTATGACCCAATGTTGGACGAAACAGAAGAGCTAGAAGAAGTAGATAAGTTAGAGTTTCAAAGATTTATTCAAAAATTATTTCCATCAAAAAACCAACAACAGAAAATTAAACAAATGGAAAAATTGGAAAAAATGCTGAATAATACATGTGATGGAGAAATGGGGAAAAAAAGAATTTCGCCTAAAAAACAAGAATTTGAAGAAAATACAAAAGTATCTGTAAGCAGTGATGAAACCCAAGATGAGGTTTTTGAAACTACGAAAAAGAAAAAGAAAAAAAAAATTATTCGTAAGAGGGAAAACAAGAGTGAGGCTGAAAGTGGAAGTGAAGCTGATAGTGGAAGTGAAGCTGATAGTGGAAGTGATTATGATTACTACTCAGAAGAATATGAATTTCCAGAAGAAGATGAAGAATTAGATGACGATGAAATGGAAGAAATGTTAAAAAATAATATGAAATTTAATATAGTTTTTACGGTAGGTGAAGATAGAAATAACCCATATGATATGGATGACGAAGCATATGACGAGTATTTGGATGAATATGGTGAGGATGATGAAATATATGAAGACACTAGCGACCAGGAACTATCTGAAGCAATAAAAAAAGAAGAAACAAAAATGAAAAAAAATAAAAATCAATATTCTAGTAAATATAAAAAAGGTGATAACATTAAGGTGAAATTGAATGATTGGGATAAATTTTATAAAGGGAAAATAATAAAGGTTCATCCAAATAAAACAAAGAGGTTGATAAGTTATGATATTAAAATGGATAATAAAGAATATGAAAATTTGAAACGGGTAAAATCCAAATATATAAAAAAAATAGAAAAAATAGATGAATATTCGGATACATTAAATGACTTGGAAAAATTAGTTAAAACAAATAAAAATAAAGGTCGCACAGAAATGATAAAACAATTTAAAAAATTAGTAGAAGCAAAAGAGAAAAAATCCAAAGAATTAGAGAAAAAAAATACTAAAAAAACAAAAGAAAAAAACGCTTTGAAATTTAAAAAATTACTAAGACAAAGGAATACTATGAATGATTTTAAATATTTTAAAATGTTAGAATTATCTGAACAAAAAAATATTTTACAACAATTAGAAGAAGTATCCGACTACAATAAAGTAGATGTTCCCCATAAATTAACTTTATTAGAATGTGATATTCCGGTAGAATATAAATCCGTTGCGTTAAAAAAAATAAATACTCTTGCGTATATGGATCCGGGTGCTGGAGAATATTATAAAACAAAACAATGGGTAGATTATTTTATGAAAATTCCTTTCGGTAAACATAATCATTTGCCTGTTAATTTAAAAGATGAACCAGAAAAAATACATGCATTTATGCAAAATTCCAAAAAAACCTTAGATGATTGTTGTTTTGGATTAAATGATGCTAAAATGCAAATTATGCAAATAGTTGGGCAATGGATTAGTAATCCGGATTCTGTTGGAAATGCTATTGCTTTAAAGGGTCCCCCGGGAACTGGAAAAACAACATTAGTAAAAGAAGGTGTAAGTAAAATTTTAAACAGACCGTTTGTATTTATACCATTGGGTGGTGCTACAGATAGTAGTTATTTGGAAGGACATTCTTATACATACGAAGGCAGTACATGGGGTAAAATTGTAGATTCTTTGATTACATATAAAAGTATGAATCCGGTGTTTTATTTTGACGAATTGGATAAAGTAAGTCAAACACCAAAAGGAGAAGAAATTATAGGTATATTAACTCATTTAACTGATACAACCCAAAACGATAAATTTCATGATAAATATTTTTCGAATATTGATTTCGATTTGAACAAGTGTTTATTTATATTTAGTTATAACGATGAATCGAAAGTTAATCCTATTTTAAAAGATAGGATGTATCGTATAAATACCAAAGGATATAATAATGATGAAAAAAAAATAATTTGTAAAAAATATTTAATACCAAAAATTGAAAAAAATGTTAATTTTAAAAAGGAAGAAATTGTTATACCGGATGAAACTATAAATTATATAAATACAAACTTGGTAGAAAAAGAAGAAGGTGTTAGGAATATGAAACGTGCAATAGAAATTATATATACCAAATTAAATTTATATAGATTAATGAAAAAAGGAACTAAATTATTTGATAAACAAGAAACGTTAGAAATATCGTTCCCGTTTACAGTTTCAAAGGAAGTTGTAGAAAAATTAATAAAAAAAAATACTACACAAAGCGTGCCATTCGGAATGTATGTTTAAATATTTAATTTAATTATATAAAATTAAATATTTTTTTATGAATGTTTTGCTTTTAATCTAGCTAGCCTACCCATAGAACCCGTATTTGCTTCAACTCTCGATTGTTTGCCTGTTCTTGACATTTTTGATAAGTTTGTTCTTATATTTTTTTTAGACATATTAAAATTATGTAATTTATTCATATTGCTGGCAGGATATGGGAAGGAATTAAAAGAAAAAATATTAATTCTCGTATTCGTGGTATTTGTTCCCATTCTCATCGATGTGGATGTTTTTTTGTCAAAATATTTATTTTTTGCGAAATAAACAATTTTGTTGTTCAAAACAGTTTTATAAAAAATTATACTGTTCTCTGGTATTTGTGTATTTTTATTATCAAAATTATTAATTATAAAATTATTGTCTTGTGGAAAATAAATTACATCATTTATACTTAAAAAAATTTTATTTTTAATATCAACGTGATTATCTTGTTTTACCAATATTGTATTAATAGTATATTCAGATATGTCATTTTTTATAAATAAAGTAATTATTTTATTATTTCTATTGTTTTTTTTTATAAAAATATCTTGATTTATCTTAGAATTTATTATAAATGATACATTTTCTCCATCGTTATAATAAAACCCATTTGTTTTGCGTGCAAATACTAGTTTTTTTTTTTGATTTAATGAATCAATACTTGTTTTAATACTTAACAAAATAGCAGCATCTTTCATATACAATTTTTTGTTATTTATAATAGTTATAAATTTTGTAGTTTCAATTATATTAGATTTCAAGTCTACTAAATTAATGCTGTTTGAATTTTTTTCTATAAGATTATTATTATTAGTTATTTGTTGATTTATTGATTCTATAATGGAATCTACTTTTTTATTTATTTTTTCATATTCTTTCTGTAAGATATCTAATTTTGACAAAATTACATTTTCATTGTTGATGTGATTCGATATATTATTTTTTATAGATTTGATTTCCTCACCCAAATAAATAATATTTTCGTAATTAAAATCATCATTTTTTTGATAATTTGTAATTAATTTTATTAATTTATTTATAGTATCATAATTTATTTTATTTATTCGTTGGATTGTATTTTTATACTCATTATTAGTTTTTGGTAATTTTCTTTCATTTGCATAAATCAAAATATCATAAAGTCTATTTATATTATACTTCTCTTTATATGAATATTCTATTTCTTTTTGCAATATTGATTCATTATGATTAATTGTTGCTGTTATTAAATTTAAAAATAAATCATTTATTTTCTTGTTATTAAATTTATTTATTTTTATTTGTTGATATTCTTCTTTTAATTCCGAAATATTTAAAATGTGGATATTTTTTTTTAATTTTTCAATCTTAGTTATTAATATTTCATAAGAAGCTGTTCCTTGATTTATATTTCTTTTTACTTCTTGTATATTATGATTATTAGAAATATTGTCCAGGCGATTTGATATTTTTTCAAATTCTTGATTCTGGAATTCATCTTTTCTTTTTATAGCATTATTGTATATATCACGTATGCCATCATTATCTACTGATGAATCTGTATATAAATTAAAGCCAGCGTCTGTAGATTTTTGTATAATATCCAATAAAAGATCTAAATTATTTATAGTCGCATTTTTGGTAAACATAATTAAACGGTTTTTTAAAATCAATTCATGTTCTTCAAAAAGTTGTCTGGCTATTTTATATTCAATAAATTCATCATTTATATAATTTTTTTTGGCATTATCCAATTGGGTTTTTATAGTCGGCATTAATGTAAATATCTCCTTTTCAAAGTTGTCTACTTGACGTCTTGTTAATTCAGATAAATCTGATACTATTTTGTTGTTATGGTTATTTATTTTATTTGTTGCATTAATCAATTCAACGTTATCAACTGATAGACCGTGTTGTTTTGATATAGAAATCCAATCCAATAATTTTTTAGTTGTATCGGTATCATATTTTAATGCAAACTCGTATAACCAAATACTTTTATCATAATATTTTGTTTTTTCTGTTTTATAAACGAAAGCATTTTTATTTATTTTCAAATCATTTTCTAAAAAATTTTTTAATTTACGTAAAGGTCCTGGTGGCAAAACTACAATGTCTTTAATGTCGGTGTGTTTTTTTAAATAATTAATGTTATTTTTGTATGATAAATTTGGATAAGAATGTGTGCCTGTCGTTGTGTTTATAATTTTATTTGTAATAACCATTCCAGGGAAATGCCATTTATCTTTGGAAGGATATCCATTTTTTGCTATTATACATAATTTATTATAAGATTCGCTTATATTTTTTAATCTAATTGTTAAATTGCCTAATGGTGTATTCCATGGATTAAGTTGTCCCAATATATTTTCTCTTTTTATATATTTAATATCCGTTTTACCGACCCATATTTCATCTATAAATGGTTTAATAAATTTATTGCTAATCCAATCGCATCTCATAGCTTGTGTGGATGGAAAAGTATATATATATGAATCTAATGGAAATGTAAATGGAGAATCGACTTCAACAATGCCTTTATTTGTAGGATAAATGTTAGTAGATAAAGCAAATTTATTTTTAATTTTAAGATTTAAGTTGTTTATAACTCGGTCAATAAACTGTTGTACTGTTGTTATTGTATAAATATTTAAATATAAAGATTTTTCCCAATTTAGATTTGGGGCATTATCGCCCAACCAATCAAACCATAGTTTTTTTATATCCCACACATTGCTATTTTCTTTTATATTTTCCCATTCTTTTATAATAACTAATATAGTATTATTAATATGTCTAATAGAAAATTCATACCTTTGTAACAATAATTCATATTTTTTTGCATCGAATTGGGTAATATATTCTTGTTCAAGTAATAAAACGTAATCTATTATTTTATTTAAATGTTCGTTTTTATTAGAATTTATAATTTTTTTATTGATATTATTTATTATTTCTGTAGTTTTATTGTCTATTTTGTTTTTTAATTGATTATACAATTGTATTGGGGTTTTATTTAATGTACTTATAATAGTGTTTGACTTTTCTCCAATATTGTATTGATTTTCTGAGAGTTCATCTAATAGTAAAATAGAATTACCATATTCTGTATTACCCAGAACATTATATTTTTTTGAATTTATAATATCTATAATCCTTTTGGAATAATTCAATATGTATCCGTCTCTTATATTTGTTAATTCTTGAATTTCTTTTAATAAATCAATCTTATCGGACAGTGAAATATTTATTATTTTAATTTCTTTTTCTACATCCATTGTTTTTTCAACAATATTTTTTTGTTTAATATCGATTAATATATTATTAATTTGTTTGATCGTGTTTGGATTATTTTTTACATTAAGAAATTTGTTGTGCATTATCATGAAAGACAATTTATTTTCCAAATTTAATTTATAATTGTACTGTTCAATATCATTCTTATTTACATCAAGTTTGTTTATAATATTTCGCATGCTTTCTATATTAATATCATTTGTTTCAATAGCATCGATATTTGTTTCTTGCAATATTCTCATATTACTTAATTTTCTTTTTGCATTTTTTATTATATCTATGTCAATTACTCCATCATAAGTATTTTCAGCTTTTTGTATAGCATTACCCAATAATACAATATTATTCGTTTTTTCTGTTTCTTTTATTATATTTTCCAATTCTAATTCTGGTATATCTAAGCTTATTTTAATATTTTTAAAAAAGTATGAACTTTGTGCTTCGGAGCGAAATAAATAAAATCCGAGATGTTTTTTACTATTTTCATTTGATAGTAAGCCATCCATATTTTTTTTATGCACTGAGAACGAAAAATCATTATTATCATTTTTGAATCTATCGCCTACAATATTTGGTGCTATTGAATACAATGGATTATTATTATTACCATCATATTTATTTTTATTACTTGCTGTGTTATTTACATTAAATGTTTTTAAACCTAAATGTTCCTGTCCCGTTGCTTTTGAATAATCAATTTGTACTAATACAGACGATTTCAATGGGTCTATTATTTGTTGTTGTTCGCCTGGATTCATTATTGGTAAATTATCAATAGTATAAATTAATTTATAACGCGCATTATCTATAAATGCTTCTTCTTGAGAAACATTTATTTGATTTGTATTAAATTCATCATTTAAAATATTAATTTTATTTAATTTTATTAAGTTTGAATTTGATGACCATTGTCCAGAATTGTTCCATGCTTTTTTAAAATTAGTATCCAGAGGATAACTTCTGGAATTCGAGCTTGAAATATATACTAAGGATTCATTAGGATTTGTGCTTATCAATGAAGCAATGGGTATTGTTTTGTTCTTTGTATTTTCGTCATATTGTTTAACTGCAAAATCTAGTTCTATTTTTATTTTTGTTATTTTTGGTATATATTTAATTCCATCATTCCACGGAATACTGTATTTAGAATATGCTTCTGGTAATCTAACAATAAGACCTCCATGTTTTAAGAGATTTCCGTCTGTATTATTGTTTAATATATCAACGTGTTTTCCTCTAATTTGTCCTCTTTTTGGTGTATCACTTATTCTATACATATAAGATTCATCTGTTTTAATTCTGCTGTTGTCTTTATTTTTACCTAATAATGGTATAGAATATATTTTAGTATTTCCTTCGGATGAAAACCATCCTCTATCAGTTTTACTATAATCGGTTCTATTAACAAAATTTTCTCTTGTAATCATATTAAAAGGGTGGTTGTTTTGATATTCGCCTTTATAACCATTATGGTTATTATTTAAAAAATTTGTATTGGGTGGAATAGTATAAAATAGATTTAATCTATTAGAAGAATCTTCTTGAATAGTTTCGTAAGTATTTATTAGAATATCGAGTTTATTTTCTGTATCATTAATTCTTAGATTATATTTTGGTGGTATCCAATAATTAATTATATTTGATACCGAATTTAAAATTGGTATTGGCCATCCAAATAATTCTTTAATTATTTCAAAATAATATTTTTTATTATAATATGTTAAATCATTGTATTTTTCTCCCCCCAAACTATCTGGTATTTCTATATCTGTATTGAATTTATTATCCGATAATGGTGTTATATCTAAAACACATTGCCATAACCATAAAAATTCTGTCATAAAAATATTTATGTGATTTTCATTTAACATTCCGCTTTTAAAATTGGGTAAAATATAATTTTTCCATGTTCCTGCTGTATTATCCAAATGCCAAGAAATCCATAATATTTGTTGTAAAGGCGATAATATATTAATAATTTTGTCTCGACCTATTTTAGTTGTCAACGAATAATCATTACCATTTTCATCCTTTAAATTTTTACCCCCACTCAAGGCTATCCATAACCTTTGCATATTTGATAATCTGTTTGTTTTTTTTAATCCTGCGTTCTGTATTGTTGTATTGCCTATTTTTTGTGTTTTTCTTGTGAACATTGAATATTGGTAATTTTTTATTGTCCATTGTTTAAAACTATCGTTTGTTTTTTTAACAGAATCTGTTTGTAAAGATCTATTTAACGAAATATTTTTATAATAACAATAGTAAGGCATAGAAATTTTGATTTTGAAATCTTTGAAAGAATAATTTTCAAATACGTCGCCATTTTTATCTGTAAAAAGTTTAATTCTTATCATATTTCCTTGTTCTGTTTGGACTTTTTGACATTTATTTATATTCCAATTATTGCTATATTTTTCTTGTAAAGAATTACTAGGAACAAACCTATCAACATATGTTAAATTGGTGTTATCAATATTTTCACTTGTGTTCCATCCTCTACAAATTCTAATTTCATTTTCATTTGGATATAAAAAATCATTATCATAATCTGTTTCATCGGGATAAAAATTTTTATATGGCTCCTGCTCGAATCTCCAATATAATTCATTTATTTCTCCAAGTTTCATATTATTATTGTTAACATTGTCTTTGGCAAAAATATCATAACCAAATGATAATTCATTATTATTTCTATATATTTTTATATATTCTTGTGCTGTTGGCCATTCTGGTTTTGTATTATTATTATCATTTTCATATAAATCTCTCCAAGTAAAAAATGCACCAATATTATTGGTAGTCCCATCGCCTCTTAAAGTTTTATTATTATTAATTTTGAATTTCATAGATATGGTGATATCTTTCAGGTGTTCTATCCACTCAAAACATTCTTCTGGTATATCACAATAATAACATTCATATTTATTACTAATTCCATCTAAACTCCACATTTTCGAAGTATTATTATATTTAAATTCGGGTTCTTCTTCAATTATAGTCCAATTTGTACTTATATGATTTGTATTATCATAATATGTTAAAGGATACTGTTTTTTACCCAATGCTTCTGACTTGTCCACTATTATTCCTTTTTTGATAAAATATTTTTTTGAGTTTGATATATTGCCAAATTCAATGTTTAAATATGGCTTATTTGTATCTGTCATTTATACTAATAAAATAAAATAATTTAACATTTTAATACAAAATATAATTATATATTAAAATATTTAATCGTATATTTGTTCCATCATTAATGAAAAGGAAAAATCAGAATTATCTATATCTATCGTTCTTCCAAATTCGTCTAATAATTTTATTTTCATTTTTTTTATATTTACGGGTCCATAATATTCCCTTTTTATAAAATCATATTGACCTTCTTTGAATCTAATTGTATTGTCATCGACGCATAATTTTGCTAGAATTTCACCGTCTGAATAGCTCGATTCTTGGAAGGGTGATAATAGCGTGTCTCCTTTACTTTTATTATAATCATTTATTGATAAAAATACATAATTAGTATATTGCATTTTATATTGACATTCGGCATTATATCCTTCAAATTTAGATGTGGTTGTTTCTTTTGATATAACATAGTCGTCATCATCATAATATTGTTTTCTAAATCCCATTATCCATCCCATATTTAACTGTATGTTGCGCGTGGGTTCTTTTTTTAAAGTCCAAGAAATATTAAATTTATATGCTTGTGTGTCTTTTACATCGGGTTTCCCTCCTACAGCTCTTCTATCTCTAAAAAAATAAAATTTATTACTTATTTTATCATATTTGCATAAAATCATCTTTAAATCTTTTTTTGCTTCTTCCTCTAAAACACTGAAAAATATAGCTTCGTTGGTAAAATACCCTGCTTCTTCTGCTTTACTTTGTTGCAATTCTTCTTCGGCTTGAATTATTTGTTGAACATTTAATATAGGTATATTTTCAAACTCTTCTCCTTGATTCGCTTCGGTGTCATTAAAATTATTTTGTATTTCAGCATCAAAAATTCGTGTCCTTTCGATATTGGTTTTTTCAGGAACAAAATCATCATCCCATATTCTAGGATTAACATCTTCATGTATTTTTTGTATATCAACATTTCTTTTTCTTTCAACTGCTTTTCCTTCTCCAGAAAAAATATTTAGATTTAAATATTTTTCTAATTCTTCACCAGTATATGTTCCTTCTTTGATTTTTATGGTGTGTTTTTTTATATTTTGTGGACCAGATTCAATATCCAATTCATTAGATGGTAATATATCATAATAAAATGTTTCAATCGTAAATTCATTTGTTTTTAATTTTTCAGAGAATGTATATAATTTTGTATTACATTCAAAACTATTAAGAGATATATTTATTATATTTGTTAAATTATAAGGCAAATCTATATGAAAGTCAGTAGATGATTGATTATAATAATTATTTCTAAATCTTGTATTTATATTTAGCATAACTTTTTTTTTATTTTTTCTAGCATTTTTTTCAATTATACAAGAACTGTTTGAATTAAATTCCATTATAATTAATTTGTATATTTTATTTTATACAATATATACATAAATGAGCAGATGTTTTTCTAATAATAATATCACATCCATAAAAAGTTCTAAAGAATATATAGAAAATAAAAGGAATGATGCATTTTTTTGTAATTATGCTAATACCGCACATTGGAAAAAAAATGATATTTCTGATGAAAATTTAAAAGTTGTCAAGAAAAATATTTTTACATTAAATCATTATAATAAGATTACGAAGGCAAATAATCATTCTAATTATCTTAATTTATCAAAAGGGTTATTTAATAGGAAATTATTGATACATAAATCTCAAATAGAAGAAACGAATGTTTGGAAAAAGAAACAATTATTGGATAAATTAACTTCTAGAAAATTATTAACATTAATGGAATCCGAAAATAATGATGATTATAAAAAAAAATGTAAGGAAAATAATGATGATTATGTTCAATATGGTCCACAAGCTGCTAAACAAAAACTAGGTAACTATGGATTAAATTATTTAACAATATCAAATAAAAATGTTGATGCTTCGCATTTCTCAACGTTTACGGAAAATTTGGCAACAAACAAAAATTTAATGAATAAACCATTAAAAAAAATAACTCCGTTTTGTTTTAATTTACACGGAAATAATTATATTAAATATCCACAATCAACCAGTAATAATTATGGTGTTGGGTTTGAAATGTTTGGTGATTTTAAAAAAACAGTTGCGCATCCTAGGAAATCAATAAAACAATCTAAATTAAAATTATTAGGCATAGGAGAAGGTAGTAATGACTCAAATTGGCACTTCGATAAAGAAAGGGCTTATTTTTGGGGTGGTTCTGGAACATTATCATATCCAAGATGGAAATATAATGATTATTTAAAAATAGATGGTATTGCTGACACATCCAAGTGGTCTTTGGTTATGGATGTTAAATTTAAAAGTGTAGAGGGCGCCGACTCTGTAGTTGGAAATATCACAAATAATAATCCAACTTTAGCTGCTATTGCTACAAATATCACAGATGCTCAAACGCTAATGGATGGACTAGTCGGGGACAATGAAAAAGAAGCGAAAAAAAATGCGGAAAATTTAAAAGCAGATTGGACCAATGTTGAAACATCAGCAAAAGAAAAGAGCACATTTTTATTTAGAAGTCAAAAAACCAAATCGCTTAAGAGTTTAGACCAGGGTATTAGAATAAGAGATGGTTATATAAGATTTGCAGATTTATCATATAATAAAGTTGATGTAAACGGAACTTTGAAATCTGTTGAACGAATCAAAAAAGGACATTGGTACACTTTTGCATTTGTCTTTAATAATCAAGATAACACTAAACAATTATCAGATAGAGTTAATATCTGGATAAGAAAAGAAACCGATAAATTAAATGACCAAAATTGGGAAAAATTGGTGCCTGAAGATAATGCGACTTTAAATGAAGCAAAATTAACAAATATTTTATCGATCGGTGGGTATATTGAATTGTTTAAAGAAAATTATACGGATAAAAAAAATGAAATATTAACAAACACTCCACTAATAAAAAGCTATTGGGGGCGACGATGGATTGAAAGTGGTTATGTGAAAAATGTATATTTTACAACAGAAAATTTTACTTTAAATAATATAAAAAAAATAAAAGAGTTCGAATATAATCCTATTTAGACAACTATTGAGTCGTATGGTTGAACGTGTAAATAAATTTTATCATTTACAGTATAATCATTTACCTTAATATCTATATTTATTAATCCATTTTCTCTCCAACATTTTAATTTAAGATGTGTTTGAGTTTCCATATATTCGAAGCAGTTATTAATTTGATTGTTGTTTAAGAAATCTATTACTCTATAATTTACATTATAATGTGGAATTCTAAGCCATAAACGAGGTATATTATCACTTCTAGCAATGCATAACAGTAAAATGAATTGAAATATTATATATAAAAATTTCATATATAATATATTATTGTAAATGTTTTATGTAATTTACTTTATTTAATAAACATATTTGTTAATGATAATGTATCAATTTTTAAATAAGCATTTAGTTGTTTTAACTCATCATCGTGTCTTTTTTTGCCTTCTTCTCGTTCCAACTTAATTCTCTCTTGTTCAGCTTTTTTAGCTGCTTCTGCTGCTTTTTTAGCATCTAGTTCTGCTTTTTCAGCATCTTCTCTAGCTTTTTTTTCTTGTTTTATTTTTTCTTGTTTTTCTCGTTCAGCTTCTTCTTCTTCCTTCTTTTTCTCGTCGAGTTCTTTTTTGATTCTATCTGCTTCTTTTTTTTGTTTTTCTAGTTCATCCGCTGCTTTTTTTGCTTCTTGTTCTCTTTTTATTCTTGTTTCTTCATCGGCTGCTGCTTTTGCCAATGCATCCTGTTGTTTTTTTAAGTCATTTGCTTTTTTTAATTCAACAGCCTGTTTCTTTTTTTCTTGTTCAAGTCGTTTTGTTTCGGCTTCTTTTAATTTTTTTTCTCGTTCGGCTCTTTCTAATTCTTTTTTTGCTTGTGCTGCTTTTTGTTGTTCTTCTAATTGCTTTGCCTCTTCTATTTTTTTTTTTTTTTTATTAATTTTTCTTTTTTTTTCTCTTTTTTTTTTTTTGTC